CAACCATGTCCGCTCTGCCTCCGTCAACAACCTGCGATAAATAAACACTTCGTCGATTAGCCCGTCATAATAATTAGAAGGCGACGAATCGCTATTTGCTCCCAGACGGAACGGAGACGTACTGTTATTGCACCCGCCGCTATATGCTGTTTCTTGTGGCGATTCGTTATTGACTTGAATACAAAGTTTATTGTTAACAGAATCGTGCCAGGCTACGACAAAATACCAAGTTCCAGTGCTGGGAGCCGATCTCCACGTAACATAATTTGTTGTTTCGATTCCATCTGGAGACACAGCAAATCTGAAACGATCAGTACCAGTAACCCAAGCTACGTAGTATTCTCTCAGTGGGCTAGAAGTCCTCCACTTTATCAGCGGATACATCGTTGAACTTGGTTTGCTTTCTATATTCAACCATAAGCCGATAGTAAAATCTTCGTCCCCAAATGATAGCGAGGCATTGTCGTCAATCGTGAGATATTCTGTATCACCAGCTTCAAAATCTCTTGCATTTCCCACTTTGCCAGATACGGCGGGGATCGTGCCGCTTGCTTCGGTTAAATCGTTGTCTCCGTGCGAGTCGTAAGCGGTGCCGCCATTTTCCTCTAACGCCCACCAGCTAATTAAATCCTTTAACAGGTTCATGCTACTCCTCTTGCCCTGATGCTATCAAATCCCATTTTGAGTCGGTCGAGTTCCAAATAAACCCGAGATACATGGTTTTGCTCACAACCGTCGTACTGGGCAATGCCACACCAACGGCCCGATAAGCCGCATTCCATGTGATAGCCCTTGCCGTGCCGTTATCTTTGAGCCGTATAATTAACTGCTGCCCGCTGGTTGGAGTGCCTGACGGGGAATTGAATTGAATCGCCGCCGCCTGTGCTGTTATTGTTACCACATCATAACTATCGCTATTGGGCGTGTAGCTTGCGCTTGATGCTGTTGACGCAACACGTTTTGTAATCCGCTTATTTGTCAGCGTAGCTGTAACTGAGTCATAGTATGACTTGATAGTCGCTTTCAGGTTTGCCCATGTCAATTTCTTGCGGCTGTAGGAATCGGCACTGTCGGTGATGGTTAATTCGTCGTTGTCCGCCGGCGTGGTCTTTCCGGTTGCCGCGTGAATATCTACCAGCGTATCCAGCGCGTCAATGCCGTCCTCAATGTTATTCATCAAAGCCGCTGTCATCGCTGTACCCGCTGTTATCACGCTGCTAGCAAGGCTTATTTTAGCATTGCTGTAAACCGTAGCCCCGGCATCGTTTTTTACCAGATAGGTTTCATCGTCCGCCAGAACCTCATCAACCCAGGTATTTTTTGTGTAAACTCCCATAGATCACCTCACGATATAACCGGAATAGCCAATAAGGTTATAGTACCATTATACAAATTAACCTGATTGCCGCCGTAGCTTTTGAATTGCAGATAAACTGATCTGGAGCCGGAAGATACATTTAATTTAGCTCCAACGATTGAAACTGGCAAAACATCACCAGCCGCCAGCTTGATAATCATTTCTGGCTGTTCTGTTCCATCCACAAACATCTTGATATATTCCTCATCCCCCGCCGATGACGTCACCACGCCTGAAAACATGGCAATCAAGTGGCAGGTAGTTGCCAGCGTCAAAGAAACCGTTGAATTGGCTACTGTTGAATAATCCGTACTGCTTGTATCTGTTGAAATGCCTGACGCGTTTTTGTTTGCCAGCGGGAATTTCAGCGCGTCAATATCCGCCTGCGCCGCTTCCGCTGCTGCCTGCGCATCTTCAACCCCTTCTTCCAATTTGTTCAAATTCGCCGCGCAAACCGAAGTTCCCGGCGTGATGCTGGTTACCACTTCAATCTTGGCGCTGTTGGCTAAAACACCACTGGTATCATCCGTAATCTTGTATTTCACCGGCGTAGTCGCCGGGACTTCATCCGTCCAAACCGTAGGGGTATAAGGCATCTCAATATCTCCTGAATTTGTTCTGTCGCAATAATCCGGTTCCACACACGGCAACACCCGCCCGCGCATGTCTCACCGGCGTAGCCGATGGCTGCACGTAGGGGTGTTCTCTAAAGCGCACCTGCCAGAAAAACGCCTGTCCTGCTTCCGGCACGCCGCAGCCCATCACGTAATGGCTTTTATTGATCAAATAAGTTCGTAAGTACGCCAGGTTTCTTTCCCAGTCATTCACGTCCTCATAGTCCGGCGAATTACCCGCCAGCCCGCCCGTGAAGTTGTCCAGTTCCACGATTCCGGTAGCTGCCGGGAAGTGCGCCGCCTCTCGCAGCGCCTCCAGGTTGTCGATAAAATCATTGATCTGTGTGATGGTCGGTATGGTCGCTGTGGTCGGTTTTGCCAGTGTGTCCAGGGTCACGCCCACCGCGCACAGCGCATTAATCAGCGTCTCGATAATCTTGGCGTTGCCGTTGATGCGAATCCAGTCCGCAACATTAAAAAACGCCTTGCTGGTGCGGTTGGTAATATCCGCTTTGGTGCGGTCATAAACCGGGTCGATCCAACTCATGCCACCACCCCCACAATTTCAGCATTCACCACAAAACCGCCGGTCAGATCAATGTCCATTTTTTCAACCACGCCTTTGATCTTGCTATCAAAGATGGTTTCAACTTCCACAACATCCCCAATCTGTATAGCCGGTGCGAACAGCCGCGCTTTTTGAATGTATCTTTGCTGGTGATAATTATACAACCGTTGCGAGGTTGCCGCGGCATTGGTTGGGTTGACCATCGTTGCATTTTCAACCACCAGTGTATTTTGGCTGGTCGCCGATTCCTCTGTTTCCACATCCACAGCCGCAACATTATCCACATAGGGCGTGCCCGATAATACAACCTCTCCCTCTGACGCAACGGTAATAATCACCCGGTTGGAATAGTACGAATAAACGGTTGCCCCGGTCGCGCTGAAGCCGTAACATGGTTCGCTCAATTTGATGGTGTAAGTTCCGGCAGTCAAGGTATCTTTGAATAGTTCTTTTTCGGTTCCGGTCTGCGTAAACTTATGAGAAGAAACGCTTACCCCCGTAACTTTGTCCCGCAATTGCACCGATCTATCCAGTCCAATTTCCTCTGTGGTCAGTGTCACAATGGCGGTTTCATCATCAGCTATTTTGGATGGTTCGATCTTCACCACAGACGAACGAGAGCATTCCACACTTGCGCCGATTGCAAAAGCAAGCTGTTGTAAATATTCACGATAACTACCCGGTGGAATGTAACCCTCCAATTCAATATCTTCTAATGTTGTATCTAGCTCATATGGGAAACGAACATTATCCTGTGAATATAAATTATTCAACGCCGTTTCAACCGTGTAACCGCCGGACGCATAAATGACGCCGCTGAAAGCTGCCTTATCCAATAATCCCAGCAGGTCAATACAGCGAAAGACAAGAGTATTTTCAGATGGGCTTTCCCATTCATCCAGGTAGAATTGCCCCATGAACGTTTCCACGCCGTCAACGTTCTCGTAAACGAAAACAGGCTGCCGTTCCTTCAAAGCTGCATAATAGCCCTGTGGGTTGAGAATATTAAAGTCGTCATCCTCTGAATACAGGGTTATGTCCAGTGTGTTATATTTCAGGTTGGCGCTTATCGGGTCGCATTCCTCAACGATGTTGGCAGATAAAATACTGTCCCCGCTCATCTCCAACAAATAGCCATAATCAATGCGTGTCACTCTCAAATAACGGTAAGGTCTATTGGTTGAATTAAACGTGATGGTGATTTTCTCAAAACCATTCACTTCATTTTCAACCGAGAAAACGGCACTGGTTGGGTTATAGGTTTCTTCAGACAATAAAACGTCATCGCCATCGTAATAACGCACTACGATCTCACTACAATAATCACCGCTTCCAGTTCCAAAATTCAAACATAAACCGTCTGTGTCATGCGCTTCACTGAATGTCACAGTTAGAACAGGTGCGGTTGCAAAGTCGCCGCTTGCGTCACTCAAAGCGCTCCCAAGAATACCGATATGTAGGCTTCCGCTATCTGGCTTAATGCGAAAGCTGCCGTCAAGCAGCCAGTAATCCGGTTCATAGGTTGCCAGTGGGCGTGCGTTTGCCGTGTCGTTTTTTAGATCGGATGATGTACAAAATGACTGTGCGCCGCCAGAAAACGAATAGCTTGAATCTAGCTTAATGTCGGCGTCAAACAACCCAAACGCGATTCTAGGCTCTATGCTCATGCCGCCGGACTCCTGGCAATGAAATTAACCGTAAGATTTTTCCAGTAATTCGCCGCGCCTTTCACCTTGCGTAATTCATCACCAACATTTGAAAAATACGCCGTGAAGGTGTAATCACCGCTTTCGTCCGGGACCGTAACGGTGTGAAACTCCTCTGTCTCGGTCAACTTAGCCCACAACGCAGCATAAACCGCCGTATCGGTTGTTTGCCCTAATTTCAGTTGATAGTTGAAATACACGCCGATCAAACTGCGATGCAGCACGCCGTCCGCTGTGCGCTCTGCATAGCGGTCAAGAAATTCTGCCTTGCGCGTGATTGAAAGTACCGGAATGTCATAAGTTACGCCGTCGATAATCAAGCTCATACCGCGCTCCTTACCAGGCTGTTGCCAATACGCACGTTTTCTTTGTCAATGTAAGGCTTCAGGTCGCGCACCAACGCGCCTAGAGAACCGCCGAATTTGATTTCAATGTCGGCTTTGATGTTTCCCAATTCTTCCTGTACGATCTGGCGCAGTAAAGCCTCCGGCGTCTCGATATTTGTACCGCTTTTTTGGTCGCCCAAAACAGCCATAAACTCAGCGTTAGGAGGAATAACCGCGCCTGTAGCAAGCCTGGGTATTTGCGGCGCGCTCACACGTGGAATATTCAAACCCCATGACTGACCACCAACCCCAGGTATCCAATCTGGAATTGAAACGTGAATGGAATTCAGCCCGCCGATCACGCCGTTGATACCAGAAGCGAAGGCGCGAACCATGCCATTGATAAAATCAATAATGGTATTGATGGTATTTTTGGCAAATGATTTCATGCCATTGAATACCGATTCCCATTTATCACCGATCCAATTCAAGGCGCTATCAAATGCACTCTTGATTGGATTAAGAAACGTGTTTTGTATCCACAGCCCGAATATTGCCATAATCATCATTGCAGAGCGCAACGCTTCTTTCAGCACGTCCGGGATGGATTCAAAGCGAGACGCCAAAAACCCGATCACCACAATAAGGGCGCCGATCAAAGCGATAATCCCAACAATCGGCACAAATATCAGCGCCAATGCTCCCAATACAACCAGAATAGCGACAGCCCAAGCACGAAATGCCTCTGGATTCTTTTCAATCCATTCTGTCAATTCGATGATCTTTTCGGTAAGAAATTCAATACCAAGAATTGCCAGATTGCGCCATCCTTTTAGCGATTCGGATAGAACGCCGCCGCTTTTTTCGTCAAGCCAGTCCACAACAGGCTTAAATGCTTTGCCGATTGCTTCGCCCAATCCTTTGAAGGCATTGCCTAATCTGGATAAAGGTTCAGTCAGTGGCGCAAAAAAATCCTTCACAGACTGCCACATGAGGCGAAACTTCTCTTTTACACCGTCAACAAATGCACTTATTCCCTTATCAATCGGAACCGTAACGGTAGAAATACCATCTTCAATATTATCCAGTCCGCTTTCGTCTTTGTTCTGCTGTTGCAACACATTGATTTCATCAAAAGCCGCAAGAGCGCCGCGTGCTTCTTTGGCAGTCTTTTTGGTTGCCTTCGCTTGATCTTCCGTGCTTTGTGTAACCGCCCGCATGATGGTTTTTTGCCCCAACAATGCGGCTATCACCATCGCCGTTGTGTCAAGTAATTTGGTAAGCCACATCACGGCGGTCTGGATATAAGGGATGAAAATAGAAAAAATGCCTACAAATGCGCTGTAAAATGAGTTCTTTAAATCTGCAAAACTCTTTTTGAGTTCCTTTATCTTGCCGCCGTATTGCACGGTTTTTCCCATAACGTCAAGAATGGTTTTGCCTAAATCAGATAAAAACCGTCCGGCTGCCACCACGCCGACTACCAACGCGGCAACGCCAGCCACCCCAATAGCAAACGCGGTTTTCATCACACGCCCAATATTTTTTAGGGACGCTCCCAATTTTGCGGTTCCACGATTGAAGCCGCTTTCATCCACTTTGGTATCAATATTGATGCTGCCATCGTATTTCATAGCGTCGCTCTCTTTTCGGCACGTTTGCGCCGCTTTTCTTCTCTGGCTGCCTTCCGCTTGCGCTCAAAATCTTCCACGTTCTCTTTTTGCTCCAGTGTCAGCGTGTCCAGTTCGGGAAGGTCAAAGATTTCGCTAATTTCACGCGCAGCGGCTTTCTCTTCCTTGCTTGCCTTACCACTTTTCACGCGCTTGCGCAAACTAACCAGGTTTGAAAATGTGGTTTCACCGCCCAAATCCATAAACAGGGCGAGGAATTTCCACCAGTGCATGTCCGCTGTTTCCAAGTCTATCCCATGCGTCTGACGAAACGCCGCCAGGATAAACGGCGCGTCCTTCTCGAATGAGTACAACCGGTGCTTTTCGTGACTTTCCTCATCGTCAACCTTGCCGCCGTTCAAAAACTTGATACCCTGTTCGACCGCCGCCTTCACGTTTTCGGGCTTGTCCGGGTAAAGGTTGGTCAGTAACACCAACTGCTTCTCCAGACCGGTTAGCTCGTTGTCCTCAAACGCCGTAATAATCCTGAGGCAAGTTCTAAAATCGCTGTTGATACTGGTTTCCTTGCCGTCAATCATCACCGCCGTAGGCATGATATCGGTCAGCAGGTTCATTGCATAACCCGGCTGCCCTTCTTCCCGGTGTATTTCGCAAGCCGTTCACCACGCGCCGACTGAATAAACGGAGTCACGCCCTCAAAGAATTGCTGAAACGCCTCAAACACAATGGCATCGCCAAACGCTTTTTGAGACGTTCCTGCTCCAAACACATAATCAATCCGATCTCGTACCCACAGCCCAGTATCTTTCCACAACTCAATGCCGTCTTTGATGTTTACGGGTATGCCTTGTTCGTCAACGTCGGTCATGTTTTCTTTGAAATTTTCCACGCGCCCGGATATTTCCTTCTCTTTTTCGAGAATTTCCTCATACACGCGATAGAATTTTTCGGCAAACAGTTGGTCACGCGGGTTGAACTCAATCACCCGTTCCGGGTCGTTATTAACAGCCAACCGGATAATACCAGTATCAATCGTCAATCCTTGCATAAGCGCCTTTCAAAAGCCCCGCCCATGTGAGCGGGGCGTTGTGCTACGAGTCAGCTACAAATGTGGTGGTAGTTGGGTTGAACATTCCCGGAGTAGGATCGCCCCGGAAGTGGATCGTGTAATTGATCTTGGCGCTCTGTCCGGCATCACCGCCAAAACTGCCAACCTCAATGGACACGTCCTGCAATTCAGCCGGATATGCACTGCCGACAGCCGTTTCATACAGCCAAACATTCACAACCTGGGTATGAGCATCGTCAAGCGTGGCGCGTGCCTTGCGCAAGGTATCAATATACTCAAACACCTCATCGCCGGCGATTGCAACCGCTTCAATCGGCATGTTTGGTTTGTAGCTTTCCACTTCGGGAGAACCGCTATCCTCATGGATGTAAACATCGTCTGAAACTTCGGCATTGTAGGCAATTTCGCCGGTAGTTACACCGTCACCCACCAAAGCCCAATCTTCATAGCCGGGGTCAACATCCATGTAAGTCTTAAATTGACTGCGTTTTACTTTTGCCATTTTTACTCCTGTGTATAGGTCAACCGGCATTGAATTTGATACACGCCGGTTTGTGACTCGCCCGTCTGGTATAGATACCCCCAGCCGGTCGCTTCAATAGACTCTGCGGTCTGTCCGCTTGCCAGTGTCGGCAAACTTCCACTTGCCGTCTGACTTTCCAACCACGCCGCAAAAGCCTCGTAAAATCCTTCTGTTTCCAATCGCTCCAGTTCATCCGCTGTGCTTTCCATGCTCTGAAAAGCAAATGGGTATTCACGTAGACTGGAGCCGTTCAGATATTCCTCAACAATGCGCCCACCTGCCAATGGCATAACCGCGTACTGCGTAGGTTTGCTTCCCAAAAAGTCAACCCAAACTGGAGCGCCGCTTTTCAACGAGCTATATGTTTTGAGATACGTCTTGACCGCGCTAATCAAGCTCATTTTCCACCTGCTATTTTTCGCGCTCCGGCAACAATCGCTTTACCAAATACTTCCTTCATGCGCTGAAACCAGAACGAGCCGCGTAATGCGCCGGTTTGACTGGCGCGTCTACTCGGTAGGTAATATTGGTAACGCGCATAGGGGGCAATCCAACTTACAAGACCAGAGCCGATCACTGTTCCCAGGATGCCGCTTTTAATCAACATACTGGTTTTCAATGGGGTGAATGGTTCACAACGCCGTAAGACTTCGCTATCCACGAATTTCTGTGCCTCTTGATAGCGCCCGTTCCACGACTGGCGGCTGTTGCTGATAAATCTCTCGGAGTTCCATTTCAGTTCAGCTTTACCGTTCTTACCGATAAACACCATGCCGCGCGGGGTCGTGATAACCGGTTTTGCCATTACGAACCACCGATCTGGAGATGCTGCATTCTGGCGCTGCCAAAGTCTCGGTCATCCACGCTTTTGATCACAATGCAGTTCGGGTATTTTGCCTTCAAATCTGTGATGGTGAACGATGTCGTTATTTCGTCCGTGACCGCGCCCTTCACCAGCACATCGCCAATTTGCACGCCTGGCTTGCCGCTTGCTGCCGGGATGTAAACCGCCGCCCGGTCAGCCTCCAGCAATCCGCTTTTGATCACGTTGGCTGCTTTGCGGTCTTCCCAAAATGTACCGGTTACCACCGTGCGCGCCCAGCTTTCAGCGCCGCTCACGACGGTTTTTGTGTACCAGGTCACATCGCAATTAGTCTTCAATGCTGCCGCCGTATTCGCCGCTGTTAAATCCGCGATACATCAAACCGGTATTCAGCAGGTATATTCTAGCTGCCTTTACGCATTTTGCATCCTCGGATAGTTTCATTGTTGATGTTTCAGAGTATGTTACAGAGTAACTTCCCACGCGTTCACTCTGTAGGTTTCCACCAGCCTCGTTGGTCTGGATTTGCTCTGCTACGGCACAAGTTGCTAACTGTATTTTTTCAATGGTTTCATCATCGTAATCTTCTTCAATGATTTCAGTGGCGCGGTCAAATGTCAGATTGTCGATTACCGCGCTTGCCTGGTTAATAAGCCGCGTAAAAGCAGATTGAGCTATGGCAGTCCCGCCATAGGTAGTGCTGTAAAACTCAAAGTCAGCGTATGCCATAGCTCAATCCTTTCGTTATTCGCTTGTGGGAAGATCGGCGCTTTCCAGACCTTCCACGTAATACAGGTAGCCGGTGAGCTTGCCGGTTAGCAGGGCGCTGGTTGCCACCGTTACGGTGATTTCACGTGCCACAGTCGTTTTGATGCTGGTGCTTTCAGGCGTGTTGGCTTTGGGTACAATCGCCTTGCGCCCTTTGGTTGAATAAGGTGCGCCGCTCACAGCAGTCGCAGTTTGAATGTCGTTCGCACCTTCCACTTTGATCGCAATGGTGGCGTTATTGGTGTTCTCAGACGTAAACGGGGTGTTCACGTCAAAGAAGCCGCCTACGACAATCGCAAACGCGGGAAGGGTTACGCCAACTCCATGCGCGCCAGTTTCAGCATTGGCTTCGCCCGCGCTGTCTTCGCCTTCCACGTCAAATAGAAAACGAGCCACGCGCAAACAACCCAATCCAGGAGCGCCGCTTACCATCGGGGCGAGTTCGTCAAAATTGTCGCTTGCACTTTGCAGCAAGCCGTCCGCTCGTAAAGTTCTAAGAGCCATCTTTCACCGCCTTTTCATCGGGCTTATCAGGAGCCTTGCCCGCCTTTTTACCGGCGGGCTTCTCCTGTTCGACTTCGACAAATCCGATCTTTTTGTATCGGGCAATCGCAGTCAGGGACAAAACATCAATGGTGATTCCATCTTTGGTCAGCAACATTTCACACCTACGCCTTGTGATGCAGGTAGATGCCGTTTTCTTTGTTGTCGTACACAAAGGCGTCGTGGTACAGGCGGTACTGCCACAAATGCCCGTCTGATTGCTGGTTGACTTCCGGCGAGAAGTATTTCAGGTTGTTGAGTTTGATGGGTTGGCAAACGGCGGTGGGGTGGATAATCATAAAGTTGATGTCTTTGCCCGTGCTGCTGGTTTTGGCATAGCCGCCGGCGTCGCTGGTAGCTCCAGCGTTAAGCGTGATCTGGGTGTAGAAGCGTCCCTGCGGCACGCCGATCACTTCCATGTCGTTATAGACCTGGACTTTGGTGTTGACGCGGTTTTCGTTTGCCAGTTCACGCCCGATAGCCTGTTCCAGGAATTGCTTGCAGGTCATGGACATATACAGCTTGCGTCCCTCTTCCGGCACTTCGGCTTCATTCATCGCCAGGGTAGCCACATCGATAGCGGCTTCAATGGTGTCTTTGGTCAGGGTTGCGCCGGCGCTTACAACCTGACCGGCTCCAGTGGCGTACTTAGCAAAACGATAGGCGTCAATTTCAGGGGCAACATGCACGCGCATCCATTCGTTAATCAGGCGTCCGAGAACCAGACCGAGCGATTCCTCGTTGTCCATGCGGTCAAGGCTAAAGGCGCGCCCACGTTCAGCAGCCAGGGTCATGGTCACCCATTCGGCGGTAATATCACCGGATGGATAGCCGGTGGCACGGTCGTAAGTACCGAGACCGACTGTTGACAACTGCATAACCTTAATTTCGTTTGCGCCCAAAAATTCAGGCGATTGCGTCAACGCGTCAAGCTGCGCGGTTTTGCTTTCCAGCTTGTAGACGGTATCCAGCAACGCCAGAAACTTGGTTACAAGGTCAATTGATTGAGTCATTGTTTATTTTTCCTTATCTAATCCCGCGCCTTTCAGCAATGCCGCTTCAAAGGCGCTCATATTGAGTGGTTGATTGTTCGCACCGGTAACGATCTTTGGTTCCGGTTGTTCTGACCAGAACAGGAAACTTGTCTTTTCGTCAGCCTTGATCTTTTCAAGCTGTTCATTCAGCCCCACAATCGAGCCGTCCTCTTGCAGCTTCATGGCTTCAGTTTTCAGGTGTGCCTTCACCGACACAACGTC